AGTTATCAAGAAGTTTATTAAGAATGCTGAAGCTACGACTCAGGCTGCCTTAGCATCCGCACAAATCAACATGATGCATAAGGTTCAAACAGCGGCGAACGAAATTGAGATTCTGTATGCGTATCTTCCACCGCAGCTAGATATAGAGAAAGTCGAGGCTCTCACAAGAGCGTTTGTCGCGGGGAATACAGCCACGACTTTGGGCGGTGTCATGGCCTTTTTCAAAGCTGAATATGCAGGACAATATGACGGTAAAACACTTTCAACTGTAGCAAAGGAAATGCTAAATGAGCGATACCCAACTAGTTAACACTGTAGAGTCTGTCATTAATGAAGCGTTCAATAATGGTATTGAAACCCCTGAAGCCGCCAATGACGATGAACAAGAGATTCCTGTCTTTACAGCAGAACAGATGGAAATACACAATCTAGCTAACTTCTGTTCTCTACAAGTGTCACAAAACCCAATGACGGGCGAAATGCAAATGGGTATTGTTCAAATACCTGTACCTATTGATATGATTAATGCCTTCCAAGAACAGATGGGTGAGGAAATGGCTAAGGAAAACATGAAGTTCGTTATATATAAAGGAAAAGCGTTCCTTGCACCTGTTAAGACTACTGCACTATTAGGGTTTGCATAACGTTAAAAGTATACTATAATAGTGTATGAGTGAAGTAAAGGTAAATAATGAAGTTTGATAATTTAATAGACGATAAGATTTGGTACCAGAAGTATAGACCACAAACGATTGAAGATACTATTCTACCTGCGGGTATGAAGTCGGAAATGCTTAAATATGTATCGGAGGGATTTATTCCTCATATGCTCTTCGTGGGGCAAACCGGAGTAGGTAAGTCGACTATTGCACAGGCGCTTCTAAAAGAGATCAAAGCTGATTATATGATCTTGAACAGTTCTATGTATGGTGACATTGATACTCTGCGAACAACTGTAATGCAATATGCCTCGACTGTATCTCTACTTGATGATGTAACACACAAGTATGTACTATTTGAAGAAGCTGATGGGATGAGCCGGAAGGCATACGAAGCAGTACGTGTTATGTTCGAACAGTTTTCTAATAACTGTACATTCATACTGACAGCAAATCACAAAAATAAAATACCCGTAGAGGTTCGAGGCCGATGCATCGTATATGAGATGCACATTCCAAAGAGTGAAAAAACTCGCATTGCTGGTGAGATGCTTAAACGCTCTATCGCAATGTTGGAAAACGAAGATATCAAATATGAAAGTGCTGTTGTTGGTGCGCTAGTGTTAAAACACTTTGCGAATTGGAGAGCACTTGTCAACGCACTACAAAAGGCGGCCAAAACCGGGTCAGTCGACACTGGAGCCCTCGCAGATAATGTATCTGCAGATTGGGATGAGCTATTCAAGTTCATCAAGTTAAAGGATTTTACAAATGCTCGCAAATGGGTTGCGTCTTATATTGATGTGGATAGTTCTGTTTTTTATCGTCATCTGTATGACAGCTTTAGTCCTCTACTAACAGATAATTCTATACCAGCACTTATATTGGTACTAGCTGAATATCAGTTTAAGGAACCGCAAGTAGCTGATATAGAAATTAATAGAGCCGCCGCTATTGCGGAGATAATGGCAGTATCCGTATTCAGATGACAACTAAAGTTAATCCCTTTACGTTCGTAGATGCCGTTTCATACAGTAAGCAAGATTTACTTTCTGATCCTGAGCTTGAAAAAGAATACATCCCCTTTATTGTCAACAAGGCGCTTTCATATCATGTAGATGCTTTAGTGCAAGCAAATGATATGAATCTGTATTATGATATTGACAAAAAGCTGCAATTCGATTACTTTAGAAGGTCGCTTAAGGCCCGAAAGCGATTTGCGAAGTGGGTTAAAAAGCCAGACTCATCGAGAGTAAAGCAGATTCAGCAGTACTATTCATGCAATGAGCGTGATGCAGAAGAAATGTCTGTATTACTTACACAAGCTGACATTGATGCGATTGAACAATTTCTCGCACCAGGGGGTCGCTAATTTTTTATATAATGAATTGATTTACAATAACTATAAATAGTAGAGTAAATCATTGTAGGAGTATGTTATGATAGAGCTAGTAGATACGTTTGTCGAGGTGAAATTGTTTGCCCCTGATGACTTTCTTAAAATAATTGAGACATTACAACGTATTGGAGTTAGCGCGAGTACAGGAAAGAAGCTGTATCAAACCTGTCACCTTCTACACAAACGAAACAAATATTACCTCGTGCACTTTAAAGAAATGCTCGCATTAGATGGTAATCAAACTAATTATTCTCTCGAGGATAAGCAACGCCGAAATCGTATAGCTAACTTATTAGAGCAGTGGAAGCTACTTACTGTAGTAGATAAGACCGCGACTGAAGATCAAGCTGATATGAATAAGGTAAAAGTGATCCCATTTTCGGAAAAAAGAAATTGGGAATTAATTCAAAAGTATCGGATTGGTACTAAATAATAGGATGCACAAATGACATTTCAATTCACAAATTATACAAAGGAGCCTAATTATGCTCTCAATTTTCAAGAAGCTATGGAAGCCAGTTCTTCCGAAGACACCCGCTACACCCGTACCGTATCTACCACCTTCATCGCTGAACACCTCGCCGCCACGAGTAATACCTAAGGGTACAATAGTTGCGCCACCCGCAATACCAGCAGCTCCAGCCCCAGAGGTACCTAAATCGCCTCCAGTAGTTGCTAAGACTGTACTAAAGCTGGTAACGGCAGATCAAATGAAGGAGATCTTTCCAAGCACCCCTCTAACTACACTAACTGCCTTCGTCGACCCTATTAATACTTATTGTACAGAGTATAATATTACTAGTAAGGATCGACTTGCGCATTTTCTGTCTCAGGTTGGCCACGAGTCTGGTGGATTTGCACTACTACGAGAAAACCTTAACTATTCAGCTGATGGTCTACGTCGTACATTCAAAAAGTATTTCCCAACTGTAGAGTTAGCTACATTGTACGCTAGAAAGCCGCGAGCGATTGCTTCTAGAGTATACGCGAATCGTATGGGTAACGGGAATGAAGCGTCTGGAGACGGATGGAAACATCGCGGGTTCGGAGCGATTCAACTTACTGGTAAATCTAATCAAACAAGATTTGCTAATGCAATAGGTGTTACTGTAGAGTCTGCAATTGCATATCTACAAACACCAAAAGGTGCAATTCACGGAGCAGTATGGTTCTGGGAAGACAACGGACTTACCCCTATTGCTGACCAAGGGCTTGACGGTATCACGCTCATGACTAAGAAGATCAACGGCGGTAAAAACGGACTCGCTGATCGACTTGCAAAATATAAGAAAGCAGTTATAATATTAAGATAACGTAATACAAGAGAGACTATGACCGACACTTTTTATACCAACGTCTCATTTAACAAAGGTAGGATACTCCTCAAAGGGTTCGATAACGGAAAACGAATACAAACATCTATTCCGTATCAACCCTACCTTTTTGTTCAGAGTACTGACCCAACATCACACTATAAAACTATCTTTGGCGCTCCAGTAGAACGAGTTGATTTTCGTACTGTAGGAGCCGCGCGTGATTATATCAACAAATATAAGGATGTATCTAACTACAACCTATTTGGAATGACGCAATGGATTTATCCGTATATCTTTGATAAGTATGGTACATCTGGAACTATTGCATATAATCGTGATCAGATTCGTATTCTATATCTCGATATTGAGACTGATACTGGTAAGTATGAAGACGACTTCGAAATTCGTGTTCGTAAAACACCTGATAGTTTTGAGACTGATACTACTGTCGAACAACTCTACAAATATATCGACTATGAAGTGTTCGATGTAAAGTATGAGCGATGGACTACTGTGATGCAGTCAAGTTATATCACTGATATTGAATACTCTCCAGTTGCAGATGCAACAAAAGAGATCAACTCCGTAACATTCCGAATCGATGGTAAGAACATAGTACTCGGACTATACGACTATACTCCAGAAGATTCAAACACTACGTTCATAAAGTGTATGCATGAGGTTGAGTTACTGAGTAAAATCATTGATATTATTCGTAAAATTGATCCTGCGATCGTCACTGGGTGGAACTCATCCGGCTACGATATTCCATATATTACAAACCGCATCGTTCGAATACTAGGCGAAGACCGCGCGAAAGAACTATCCCCCTGGGGTATCATCGAGCGTAGAATGATACACGATAAGTTCGGCCAAGATTTCGAACAGATTACATGGGTCGGTATTTCATCGATCGACTATATGGATACATACAAAAAGTTCGAAAGCGCGACTGAAGAATCATATGCACTTGACTATATCTCAGAGATCCAACTCGGAGTAGGTAAGTTAGACTACTCAGAATATGGTAGTCTCCGTGCTCTGTATATTCTCAACCGACCTCTATATTACAAATATAACATCATTGACGTTGAACGTATAACACAGATCGAAGAAAAACTCAAACTGTTTGATGTGCAGCTAAGTCTTGCGTATTATATGGGTGTAAACTACATCGACGTATTTGGAACGATTCGTTCCTGGGATTCGTTTATTCATAGCTTCCTGCTGCGGCAAGGTATTGTCGTACCGCAATCAGAGATTGGAGAACAGGAAGATAAGATTGAAGGCGCTCACGTAAAGATGCCGACCCCAGGTCTCTATGAATGGGTAGCCTCGTTCGACGTAAAGAGTCTATATCCGTCAATAGCCAGACAATGTAATATTAGCCCTGAAACGCTAATAGGTACAGCTCCGAATGTGACAGTCGACGCCGCGCTTAATAAAACAATCGACCCTGAACTGATCGCCCAGCTTAAAACTGAGAATGCTTCACTGTGTGGAACTGGTTGCTTGTTCGATAACTCCGTCGAGGGGTTCATTGCAGCGTGTATGAGACAAACATACGACGAGCGAGTTGTATTCCAAGCTGAACACAAAAAGTATGTAAAGTTGCTTAATGCAACTGATAAAACAGATCCACTATATGCTGTGTACGAAGCTAAGACCGCTTATTACCGTGCACAACAGCAGAGCCGGAAGATTGCTATTAACTCACTATACGGCTCGTTCGCCGCCAGGTTCTTTAGGTGGTATGATCGAAGACTAGCTGAGTCTATTACTAAAACAGGACAGATTGCTATTCGTCAAGTTGCCGCATACATCAACAAGTTTCTCAACGCATACTGTGGAACCGTTGATATTGATTATGTGCTATACATCGATACGGATTCTAATTATATTGAATTGCAACGAGTAGTTGCTAAGAATGGTTGGGATAAACTCCCTAACGTTGAGATTGCTGCCTTAATTGATACATTCTGCAAAGAGCATCTACGACCTGTAATCGATCGAGCGTTCGATGATCTGTTTGAGTATTTGAATCACCGTACCAAAGTGCTTGATATGGCCCGTGAGAATATTGCAAGCCGTGCAATCTGGACTGAAGCAAAGAAGCGTTACGCTATGATGGTATACGATTCTGAAGGGACGCTATATAATCCTCCGAAGCCTAAGATTCAAGGGCACGAAGCAGTTAAGAATTCAACCCCAAGAGAGTTGAGAAAGCTACTAAAAGAAGCTATAATTATACTATTGATACAAGATGAAGAAGCTGTTCAGAAGTATGTTGAACAAGCTGAGGCTGAGTTCAAAGGTCTTCCCTTTGAGGTTACTGCATATAATAAAAACTGTAATAATCTCGCAAAGTATAGTAGTGAAGATTCAGTATTCATCAAGGGAACGCCAATCAACGTTCGAGCAGCGCTAGTTTATAATAGAATGCTACGATTGCATAACCTTGATTCAAAGTATCCTCTTATCGAGGAGGGGTCTAAAATCAAGTATTGTCACTTGATTCTCCCGAACCCCACTAACTCAAATGTTATTGGTGCTCCTTACGAGCTACCTCCTGAGTTAAAACTAGAGTCATATATCGATTATCGGACCATGTTCGAAAAGGCCTTTATCAAACCAATGCAGTCACTAACTGACGCCGCAGGTTGGAATATTGAAAAGGTCGCGGATCTATCTGACTTATTCGATTATTGACTCATAAATATAATGCTAGATGAGATGTTCCGTCTAGCCGTCTTGCGATTTTCCAAGATGTAATCAAATAAAGGATATAAATGTCAGACTTTTTTACCGACATCTTGAAAGAGATGAAAGACGAAGATACCCACATGGCTGGAGGCTCTTCGTCGGAATTTTCCGCTTATTATGACACTGGATGTTATGCGCTAAATGCGCTATTATCAGGTTCAATATTTAACGGAATTCCAAACACAAAACGCTTAATGCTTGCAGGTGAATCAACAACCGGAAAGACCTTCTTTCAGCTTGGGATTGTACAAG